CGATGGAAACCGGATGGTCGTTTCGGCCGCGCCGGATGGCAATCAGTATGAGTCAATGCCAATGTGGGCAGCGCGCCATTGGGAGGCCGCCGAGACGAACCGGCTTAACTCCGCTCATTGGACCTACGTCGCCGGGTCGGATCGTCCTATCAATGACTGGTTGTCGGATCAGTTGTCCGAGGTTCGAGCCAGAAGCATTTATGAATCTCGACAAAATGGCACCATCACGGGGATGCTTGGCACGCTGGCCGACGACGTCGTCGGCCCCGATGGGCCGACACTTGAAGTTCAAAGCGATAATGAGGCGTACAACAACGCGGCAGAGGGAGTTTGGAACGATTGGTTTGCCGCCCCAACATTCAGACCAAATGTTTCAGGGACGTCGCTATTGCGACTGTGGGTCGAAAATCTCCCGCGATGCGGCGAGTTCTTGGCGCAAATAGACACGGATCGGCGAGCATCGGGACCTGTGAAGATGCGACTTCGGCCGAAACATGCCCGCGATCTAGTCAATCCGATGGATCGAGCCGGCGACCCTCGCATGGTGATGGGTGTAGAGTTCGAGACCACCGAACTTGATAGGGTTGCGCGGTATTGGTTTGAAAAATCAAGCGCCGATGGGTATTCCAGCACAACCGAACCGTGGCCGCCCGATCTTGTAATCCATGAATTTATGCTCAAGGAAGAGCGGCAAGCCCGCGGCTACCCCTGGTTGACGCCGTCATTGCAGCCTGCCGCCGACCTGCGAGATTACGACGACCAGGTGCAAGATGCTTCGAGAACAACCGCTGGCCTTCATGGAATGTTGTACAACGACTGTCCAGACGAAGCATGGCCAACGCCGGAACTTCTAACTATTGAGCGCCGTGTGATCCCGATGGCTCCGCCAGGCTGGAAGCCCTACACATTTACGGGCGGTCAACCTCTCGTCCAGTACCCCGATTACCGCGCCGAACGTCAACGCGAAATTGGCCGGCCCATGTCGATGCCGTTGATGATCATGCGGTTGGATGCTTCGCGCCACAACTATTCGTCGGCTAGGTTTGACGGCCAAGGATGGGCGCGATTTGTCCAGTGGGTGCAGTATTTTATTTCTGGCACCAACAAGAGCTACGGAACGCTAAGCCGGCTTGTCAACCTTGTTTTGGCTGAAGCAAGGTTTTCCTATCAGGCGCTTCGAAAGCCACCGGCGAAGGTGAGCTATCAATGGACATGGCCGGTCCGTCCGCACGTCGATCCACTCAAAGAGGCCGCTGCCTCGGAGAAACGCCTTGCAACGCGGCAGTCGAGCTTGACGGCTGAATTAGCCGAAAGCGGCACTAGTGTCGATCGTCATATCGCAACACTGGTTAGTGAGAAGAAAAAGTTCGAGAAGGCTGGTTTGCCGTTGCCGGCTTACATGGGCGGCAGTGAAACAGTCACCACCGATGTTGATCCAGAAGAGGGCGACGACAAAGAAGACGCCAAGGCCGCCGAGAATCGAGCGGCCGATGACGCAAGGAGTATTGTAAATGGATAGCCGGTTACGTTCCATTTTGGAGCAGGAATACGGATTGCCGCTTGGCGTCAGCGACGAAGAAGCCATGAAATTCTACCAAGGGCTTCCAACCGAAAAAAAGGGCGAGGTCGGAAAAAGGTTAGCAGAGGAGGAAATCCGCCACGCAACCCCAGCTATTGGCCTCGACGATCTGACGACGCGCGAAAGCCCGATTGCAACTCGCGATTTGACGATCAGAAACATCACTGTCCGGGCTGAGTCGGTTGACAACGACACACGTTCCGTGGAAGCGGTTATCGCCACTGATGAGCCGGTAACGGTCTACGATTATCGCCTCGGCGCGTTGATTGATGAAGTTCTCCGAGTTGACGGTGCGGAGATACCTGACCAGATCCCCATGCTGGCCAACCACTCACGATGGTCATTGGATGACGTTCTGGGGTCGGCCCGTGGCATCCAGACCACGGAACACGAGGTCAAAGGGCGATTATATTTTGCCGAGGGGGATGAAACTTCCGAACGGGCTTGGCTGAAAACGCGAGGCGGGCATATCCGCGACGTTTCGGCCGGCTACCGATCGACGGAATACACCGACATTCGCCCAGGACAAACCGCCGTTGTCGGCGGAAGATCGTACACCGCGCGTGGGCGCACGTTGCGCATCACCACGCGATGGCAACTGAAAGAAGTCTCTTTGGTCCCGATCGGTGCGGATGCCCGCAGCAAGATCCGGACCGATCAACCAAGTGAGGATCATTTCATGAACCCGAAATTGAGAAAGTATTTGGAAAGCATCGGCTTGCGAGCCGATGCAACGGACGCCGATGCGTCGGTATTCCTGCGTGGCCTTGACGGCGAGCAACGCCAACAGGCCGATTCATTGAAAGACGGCGTCGGTCAGAGAAGCGAACAGACGGTCGATACACCCGCCGAGCCATCGGAAAACAACCGGAGCAGCGTACAGCCGCCTCCGTTACCGAATGCCAACGTCGAGGATTCCGTGCGTCAAGCCGTCGCTGAGGAACGCAGGCTCGAACGCGAGCGAGTCAGGGCGATTACCGAGTTGGCCGGAACCGATGTCGGCGACGAACTGCGCCAGCAAGCCATTTTGGATGGCTGGGACGTCAACCGAGCATCGGCGGAATTTCTGCGGCATGTCCGCGAAAACCGTGCGCCGGAACGTGACATTTCCGGCGGTGCGCCCGCCGGTCACATCCGTGGTCACGCGGCCGATGTAAATGCCCGTGCCCTCGCCGCCGGGATGCTGATTCAGAACGGATCCGATCCAACGCAGTGTCGTGAATACGACGTCGTCGGGGATCGGTTCGGACAGCGATTCAACGAACAGGACGCCGACCGTGGCGATCGCCTGCGCGGTTTGTCGGCTCCCGACCTGTTTCGCGAGTGCCTTCGGTGCGACACCGGCCGGCACTACAGCACGATCGACGAGGCCTTCGCCGCCGTGCGACGCGACCGGGAAATGGGCCGGGCCGCCGTGTCCGGCGGCACCCTCTCCTACGTGTTTGGCACGAACATCTACGCCAAGCTCGTCGAGGGGTGGATGGAGGTCAACGATTCCACGCTCGGTTGGTGTGAGGAAGAAGACGTGCCGAACTTCCTTCAGCAGGAAGATATTACGCTGAACGTCGACGGAGAACCGGAGCAACACGGGCGAGGCGATACCGCTTCGGACGCGACAATCAGCGACAAGCACGAAACCTACCGTGCGTACCGCTTCACGCGGAAGGCATCGGTCGACGAGATGGACATCATCAACGACCGGCTCGGCGCGGTGATGCGATTCCCGGCTCAGATGGGTCGAGCCTTCAGGCGGATGCGGCCGAACTTGGTCTACTCCACCCTGCTGTCGAATCCCACGTTGGTTGCCGACAGCAAGGCCGTTTTCCATGCCGATCACAGCAATCTCGGCTCTGCCGTACTCGGCGCCGGTGGGCTGTCCGCTGCCCTCACTTCGATCGCGTCGCAACGGTCCGAAAACGGTCGCGATGTGTTGGACATCCAAGGACGGTATTTGATTGTTCCGGCGGTTCTGTCGTGGACGGGAGCGCAATTGCTCAATAGCGTGGCCTTGGCTAAGACACACGCCAACAAGGCGGATCCGGACTATATGCCGATCAACCCGGTCGGGCCGTCGGTGATCAAGCAGGTCATCGGCGACAACCTGACGCTTGTGACCGATGACCGCATCGGTGCGACGGGGGTGTGGAACCCGATGACCAAAAAGATGGTTACCGGGTCGGCAACAAACTGGTTTGTCACCGCCGGCCCGCATCGCGGCGTTCGCGTTTTGTATCGCCGTGGCACCAACCGCCAACCGGCCGTCCGGAATTTTACGCTTGACCGTGGCCAGTGGGGTATTGGCTGGGATATGGTTCTGGACATGGGCTGCAAGCTCGTGGATTCCCGCGGACTGTATAAATCGACCGGCCAAGGTTGATCGACGTTTTAACGACGCAAGGCGTCGTATGGATGTTTTTTCACCAAACTACACATTTTCACATTTGTAAGGATCAAAAAAATGGAAGCTGCTCTTTATCGCGACTCCAGCCCGGCCACCGTGCGGTGGACCGCAACCGAGGCATATTCCCCAGGTCAGATCGTCCAAGTACCCGACGGTAGGATTGGCGTGATTGCCGGCCTGGAAAGCGTGGCAATCGGCGAAATTGCCGTTGCTTATGTCGAAGGCCAATTCACGGTCGCCAAGACTTCCGGCGTTGTCTTTTTGGACGGCGACAGGGCGTATTGGGACCGATCGGCCAACACCGCCACCCCATTGAAGGCGGTCGCCGGCGCTGATTGCGAAATGGGCGTGGTGATCGGCGACGCCGCAAGTGCCGACGCGACGTGCGTCGTCGATTTGAACGTCCAACCGCGCTACGTGATCGATGCTCTGCACAATCCATCCGACACGGTCTTGGTCCTGACAGCCGGAACCCCATCGTTGTCGATGGGGCCTGGGTACACCAAGATGGCGTTCTCGGCCACGGCCGAGGCGCAGAAGGTGGATATTCTTTCCAAGCATTCGATTCCCGTCGACATTCCGTTCATCGTCGAAGGCCGCTTGGCCATCTACGACATCGGCGACGAGGCGTCGGTCGACATCAATGTCGGCATCGCCAACGCCACCCATGCCAGCGACTGCGATTCCATCACGGAATCCTGTTTCTTACACCTGGACGGAACGGCGTTGGACATCAAGGCCGAGTCGGACGACGGCACAACCGAGGTGGCCGCGACCGACACGACCGTCGACGCTGTCGATGATACCTATTTTGATTTCCGCATGGATTGCCGAGACCTGACCGACATCCAGATTTACATCAACGGCGTCAACGTGTTGCCGGCGTCGGTGTTCAAACTGAACGCGGCCACCGGCCCGCTGAAATTGTTGGCTCACATCGAAAAGGGTGCCAACGACACGCTGGGCGAAGTTCGCATCAGCCACTTGGCGATTCGTGCGACCGACTTGGCCGCCTGATTGTTTTATCGATCGACGGGGCGGCTGGCGGTTGCATTCACCGTCAGTCGCCCACGTTTTTCTTCTTACGAGGTTTTTATGTCGGCGTTTTCCGATCTTTGGAATGAAACTGCTGCCCCGTTGCTGACGGAGCAGTATGCCGGCGAGGCACTATGTACACAGCCAGACACTCTACCGCAGAGCGTTGCCGCGACTATTTGGCCGTTGGAAATCACCGAAGATCGCAACCAGCGCGGCGTCATACGCAACCACAGGCGGTTGCTCGGTGTGCCGCGCACAGCGAGCGCTGCCAACGGTGGAGGGTTTTTGGAAAACCCCGGCATAGACGACGTGTGGAACATCGAAGGCGTGGATTTCTCGGTCGAGGCCATTGAGTCGCGAACCGAATCTGAAACTATCTTGCGGTTGCTTCGGGTAGCGACACACGAGGAAACGCGGGATGGGCTACGGAGGCGTAACTAATGCTGCATGCGATGGGAACGCTAACACTCGGCGGATCACCCGCCTTCAACCTCGTGCCGATCGCCGCGGATGGGCCGATGTCGGACGCGCTGGAATACGCACGCAACCAACTGGCGGCCTGCACCAACTACCAAAAGTTTCTGAACGTTTCGAGCAGCGAATCCGCAGCAACCAAGACGTTTTTGGCCGCGTTGCCCACGCCCGCCGACGGCAAGGAATACACGCCCGAGGACTGGGAAATGGCATTGCGGC